GTATTGATTTATATCAAACACCTAATACAGATATAATACCAGAAACAACAGAAGAGTTAGAACTTCACATGCAATTATCATATAAGCAAAGTGTAGAAATAGCAGAAGAAGAAGCTATATCTAGTGTACTTGCTCAAAACAAATATGATTTAATTAGACGTAGATTAAATATGGATTTAGCTGTTTGCGGTATTGCAGCGGCTAAAACTAGTTTTAATACAGCTGAAGGTATTACTGTTGATTATGTTGATCCAGCATATATGATATATTCTTATACAGAGGATCCAAATTTTGAAGACATATACTATGTTGGTGAATTAAAAGCTATAACAATACCAGAGCTTAAAAAAGAGTTTCCTAATATATCTGATGAAGAATTAAAAAGAATACAAGCAATGCCAGGTAATAAATCTTATATTACTGGTTGGGGTGATTATGATGAAAATACTGTTCAAGTTTTATATTTTGATTATAAAACATATCATAATCAAGTATTTAAAATAAAACAAACAGATCAAGGATTAATGAAAGCTATTGAAAAGCCAGACACATTTAATCCACCAGAAAATGATATGTTTGAAAGAGTTTCAAGATCTATTGAAGTATTATATAGCGGTGCTAAAGTTTTAGGTACTGATACAATGCTTAAATGGGAGCTTGCTGAAAACATGTCAAGACCTTATGCTGATACTACTAAGGTTAAAATGAACTACGCAATATGTGCGCCTAGAATTTATAAAGGTAGAATAGAATCATTAGTTAGCAAATGTACTGGTTTTGCTGATATGATTCAAATTACACATTTAAAATTACAACAAGTTATATCTCGTATGGTGCCAGATGGTGTTTACTTAGATATGGACGGGCTTGCTGAAGTTGATCTTGGTAATGGTACTAATTATAATCCAGCAGAAGCATTGAATATGTATTTCCAAACTGGTAGTATTGTTGGTAGATCATTAACACAAGAAGGTGATATGAACCCAGGTAAAGTTCCAATACAAGAACTTAATTCTGGTACAGGTGCTGGTAAAATACAAAGTCTTATACAAACTTATCAATACTATTTACAGATGATAAGAGACGTGACGGGGTTAAATGAAGCTAGAGATGGTAGTTTACCAGACCGTAACACGCTTGTAGGATTGCAGAAACTAGCAGCTAACGCATCAAATGTAGCAACTAGACATATTGTACAATCTAGTTTATTTTTAACGCTTAAATTAGCAGAAAATATTAGCTTAAAAGTAGCTGATGCACTGGAGTTTCCATTAACTAGAGCATCATTACAGAACTCTATATCAACGTATAATATTAAAACGTTGGATGAAGTTGTTAATCTTAATTTACATGACTTTGGTATTTTCTTAGAATTAGAACCAGATGAAGAAGAAAAACAACAATTAGAAGCTAATATACAAATAGCTTTACAAGCTAAAAACATTGATGTTGAAGATGCTATTGATTTAAGACAAATTAAAAATCTTAAATTAGCTAATCAAATGTTAAAAGTAAAACGTAAAGAAAAAGCTAAACAAGATCAATTAGCACAGCAAGCAAATATTCAAGCTCAAGCAGAGGCTCAATCACAAGCAGCAGAAAAAACAGCTATGGCAGAAGTACAAAAACAACAAGCTATATCTGGTGCTAATGTAGAATATGAAAAAGCTAAGAGTGAGTTTGAAAAAGATCGTATGCAGCTGCAAGCACAATTAGATCAACAAAAAATAATGCAGCAACATAAAAACGATATGGAACTTAAACAATTAGAAGTTTCAAATCAAAAACAAAAAGAAAAAGAAATAGAAGATCGTAAAGATAAAAGAATAAAAATGGAAGGTACTCAACAGAGTAAAATGATACAGCAAAGACAAACAGATAGCCCAGCTATAGATTTTGAAGCTGAATCAGGACTAGACATGTCGCCTTTCATGTAGTATTAACTATTTAATTATATTATATTATGTCAAACACAAAAGCAGCCGTAGAGGTGAAGCAAGAAGGTGAATTTACTTTAAAAGGTAAATCAAAACCTAGAAAACCAAAACAATTAGGTAATAAAGAACAAGAAATACAAAAGGTAAATATTAAAGAGCCTTTAGTAGAAGTTGAACCTGATGTTAAAAAGGTAGAAATTAAAAACGAAGAAATTAAAAAAGAAGACGATGCCATTCAAATCGGAGAAACAGAGGAGGTATCTGTGGAAAAAACATCCGGAGATAGCGCAGAGGTGGGAGAACCTGTACAAGAGTCCAACGAGACTACTGAAGGGTTTTCTCCGATCCAAGAAGTAACTGAAGAAGAAGTTAAGCAAGAAGTAAAACAACCAGAAGTAAAACCAGTTGAACAACCAGCTGTAGATTTACCTGAAAATGTAGAAAAACTTGTTAGCTTTATGAAAGAAACAGGTGGTACTGTAGAAGATTATGTTAGATTAAACGCTGATTACAGTAACATCGATGAAAAAGCATTGTTAAAAGAATATTATAAAAAAAATAAACCTCATTTAGACGCTGAAGATGTAGATCTTATTTTAGAAGATTTTACATGGGATACAGATGTTGATGAGGAAAGAGATATACGAAAGAAAAAGTTAGCATTTAAAGAAGAAGTTGCTAAAGCTAGAACGTATCTAGATAGTTTGAAAGATAAATACTATGACGAAATTAAATTACGTCCTGGTGTAACTCAAGAGCAACAAAAAGCAATGGACTTTTTCAATCGTTACAATAAACAGCAAGAACAGGCTGAGCAACTACACACGCAGTTTAAACAAAGTACTCAACAGCTTTTCAGCGATCAATTCAAAGGTTTTGATTTTGAAGTTGGAGGTAAAAAGTATAAGTATAACATACAAAATCGTGATGTGGTTGCAGAAAACCAATCAAACATTAACAATCTGATAGGGAAGTTCCTAGACGCAGATGGTAGTGTAGTAGACCCGGCTGGTTATCATAAAGCAATGTATGCTGCTGAAAACGTAGATAGAATCGCTACTCATTTTTACGAACAAGGTAAAGCTGATGCCGTTAAGGATGTAGTTAACAAATCTAAAAACCTTTCTGATGTAAAAGCCAGACAAGGTAATACAGGTGAAGTTTTCATCGGTGGAATGAAAGTAAAATCGATTAGTGGTGCGGACTCTACAAAACTTAAAATAAAAACAAGAAAGTTTAACTAATTTAAAATTTATTAATTATGGGTACATTAACTCCACAGTTTGGAACAATATTACCATCTCAGAAGCAAGAGCTTTTAAATAGCAATTATTTAAAGTTCAACACTGGAGGTGCTAATGATTTTATCCAACAGTATTTACCAGAGGTCTACGAAGCTGAAGTAGAGCGTTATGGAAACAGAACGTTATCTGGATTTTTAAGAATGGTCGGTGCAGAAATGCCAATGACCTCTGATCAAGTAATCTGGTCTGAGCAAAATAGATTACATATTTCATATGATAACATGACTGCAAACGGTGCTGGTACTATTTTAACATTAAGTGCTACAGCTGGTCAGAACATGGTTATCTCTATAAATGACACTGTAGTTGTATTAGATACAGGTACTGGCGCTTCAGGAAAAGCAATTGTTACTGGTGTAACAGCTGGTGGACCTGGTGTTGGTGCTATTACAGTACAAGCATGGGACGGTGTTCAGTATACTCTTGCGAACAACTTTAATTCTGGAAGTCTTAAAGTATTTGTTTACGGTTCTGCATACAGTAAAGGAAGATCAACTGTTGGAACAGGTGCTGACGCAGCTAGAGTTTCTGTTGATCCTTCTTTCACGCAATATGCTAACTCACCAGTTATTATTAGAAACCAATACGTAGTAAATGGTTCTGATATGGCGCAAATCGGTTGGGTTGAAGTTGCTACTGAAGATGGTGCTTCTGGATACTTATGGTATTTAAAAGCTGAGTCTGAAACTAGATTAAGATTCGAAGACTACCTAGAAATGGTATGTGTTGAAGGTGAATTAAACGTTGCTGCAGGTGCTGGTGATTATCAAATCGACAAGTTACCAGGTACTGAAGGTTTATTTGCTGCTATCGAAGGAAGAGGTAATGTTGAAGTAGGATTTACTGCTGCAACTGGTATTTCTGATTTTGATGAGATTCTTAAAAACCTAGATACTCAAGGAGCTATCGAAGAAAACATGCTTTTCTTACAAAGACAAACTGCTCTAGATTTTGATGACATGCTAGCTAGCATTTCTGCTGGTGGACAAGGTGGTGTTGCTTATGGATTATTTGAAAATTCAGAAGAAATGGCACTTAACTTAGGTTTCTCAGGATTTAGAAGAGGTTCTTATGACTTTTACAAAACTGATTGGAAATACTTAAACGATGCTTCTACAAGAGGTGCTGTTACAGGTATTAACTCAATCGAAGGTGTATTAGTACCAGCTGGAACTTCTACAGTTTATGATCAAGTTTTAGGAACTAACATCAGAAGACCTTTCTTACACGTTAGATATAGAGCTTCTCAAGCTGACGATAGAAGAATGAAGTCTTGGGTGACTGGTTCTGCAGGTGGTGCGTTTACTTCAACTCTTGATGCTATGGAAATCAACTTCCTATCAGAAAGATGTTTAGTAACACAAGCTGCTAACAACTTTGTATTATTCAAAGGAGTGTAATTTTTATAAGGTAAGGGCGCTTCGGCGCCCATATACCTTTAACTTATTTAATTTTATTATATCATGACAAAAAAGAAAAAAGAAGAAAAGGTTATAGAAGAGCCAGTGGCTGTTGCAGAACCTAAAAAAGAAACACCTAAGGTTGTAAAACCTGAATGGGAAGTAAAAGATAGAACATATCTATTAAAAGGAAATAAAACACCTTTAACATTGACAATACCAGGTAAGCATACAAGAAAACATGCTTTATTATGGTTTGATCCAAAAACACAGAAACAAAGAGAAATAAGATATGCTACCAATATGTCTTCACCACTTGCAGATGAGCAAAAAGGAGAAGCAACTCTTGGGCATATTATTTTTAGAGATGGTAGACTTGATGTACCAGCAAGAAACATTGCTTTACAAAAACTATTAAGTCTATATCACCCTTTAAAAGATAAAATGTATACTGAATTTAAACCAGTTCAAAATGCAGAAGATGAACTTGAAACTATTGAGTGGGAGATCGATGCTTTAAACGCTGCTAGAACAATTGATATTGATCAAGCAGAAGCAATAATGAGAGTTGAACTAGGATCTAAAGTTGGTCTAATGAGCTCTAAAGAAATAAAAAGAGATTTACTTTTATTCGCTAAAAGAAATCCAAAGTTATTTATTGAATTAGCTAAAGATGAAAATGTAATGCTTAGAAACTTGGCTATTAGAGCTGAAGAAGCAGGTGTTATAACATTGTCGCAAGACCAAAGAACATTTTATTGGGGTTCAAATAATAGAAAGTTAATGAATGTACCGTTTGATGAAAATCCATATTCGGCATTTGCGTCTTTCTTGAAAACTGATGAAGGTGTTGAAATCTATAAATCTATAGATAAAAAACTAAATTAACAAGTGATAATAATATAGGGGCAACGCTTGTTGCCTCTGTATTATAATAAAAAAAATATAATGGCGGTAAATGTAAATACAGTATATACTACAGTCTTGTACATATTGAACAAAGAACAAAGAGGTTATTTAACTCCACAGGAGTTTAATAGCTTGGGTGCTCAAGTGCAAGAAGAAATATTTAATTCATATTTTCCAGATGGTAATCAATCAAACCGTCAAGTTCAAAATAATTCAGAAAATAACACTGAATTTTTTAATATTAATAAAAATATAGCTTATAAATTATATCCTTTTGAAAAGGAAGTTGCTTTTACAGTAAATGGTGGCACTTGGCAGTATGCTGGTGCTGAAACTATTTATAATATAGGCGACATAATAGCTACATACAATACTACAAGTCCTCAAAACGATGGACCAAGATACGATTCTATCGTTGATATAGTTGATAGAAATGATTATAACGTAATTATTAGATCTAGATTAACTGCTCCTACCAAACAATATCCAATAGGTTTTACTCAAAAAAATGAAGTTGCTTCTACAAGTGGAGCGTCAATAACAATTTCACCTTTACCCACGAGTGTAAATGTAAATGTATTATTTAAGCCAACACCTCCTGTATGGGGATTCACTGTTGGTGGTGCTGGTCAATATATATATGATCCAGCTCCTGCTTCT